ATGCTTTGCGTTCAGGACTATCAGGTGAGACTGAACCATTGAAGCGATTTGGTGTTGCTCTTAATGAAGTGACTCTTAAAAACAAAGCAATGGCTATGGGTTTTGGCGAGATTAAAGGCGCTATGGATCCAGCGATCAAGGCTCAGGTTACATACGCGCTGGTCATGGAGCAGACTTCACTTGCACAAGGCGACTACGCACGCACAGCAAGCGGTACAGCAAACACAATGAAGACTCTTTCAGCGCAATTTGCTGATGCAAAAGTAGCAATAGGAGATCTCTTGTTGCCTGCGTTCAATGGATTATTAAAAGTGACTGGCGCAATTATTCCAATCATCAAAGGTATGGCTAAGTATTTCAAGGACAATGCAGACGCAATTAAGATGTTTGCGATTATTGTTGCGACTGGCGTGACTGCGCTATACGCATACAGGGCTGCTTTGATAACAGTAAGAACAGCAACAGCATTGTATACAGCAACCACAAAGGCTATGGCTGCTGGTCACTCTCTCGCTGCGATAGCAACACTCAATCTTCGCGGTGCTTTCATGATGCTCAATCTAGCGATGAAGGCTAACCCAATTGGATTTATTGTCACTGGTCTCATGGCGCTTGGCGCAGCATTTGTTTGGGCTTGGAAGAAATCTGAAACATTTAGAGGCATAGTCATTGCCGGCGTTCAAGTCATACTCAAAGGTTTTGCTATGTTGGTTGACGGCATAGGTAAATTCATCGGGATGCTTAGCAAGATACCGGGAATGGGTTGGGCTAAAGGGATTTCTGAAGGAGCAGACAAGGCTGCTGACTCAATACGCAGAACAGCAAGCAACTTATCGGATCTGAAGAAACTCAACGCTGGATACGGCGAAGGTGCGTTCACTTACGGATCGGGAGCCAAAACAGGCGGCACTGAGACTCCAACTACTGGCACTTCTGCTAAAGACGCTGCTGCCGCAGAGAAAAAACGCCTTGCTGAATTAAAAGCCAACCAAAAGAAACTAGATAGTTTGTACAAACAGTTGGCTAATCTTGAAGAAAAGAAAGCAAAATTACAGGCTGACTACGACAAGAACGTTGCTGAACGACGCGCCAAGTATGACGAAGATGTAATCAATGCTAAAGCAGCAGCAAACAAGCGACTTCTAGAATTAGAAAAGTCTTACAACAAGCAGATTGAAGACGCTCAAAAAGCGGCAGCGCAAAAGCGTCAGGACATTATTCAACAGTCAATAGACAGCCTCAGAGGTGTGTTCAAGTCTGCTTCAGCGCTTGATGTGGGCAAGATGTTTGCTGACCTTCTAAAAGGCGAAGATCCAACAAAGGCTAATGCCGGAACGCTTGTAGATCGCTTCAAAGAGCAGTTGACTCAGATCAAGACATTGGCTGCTAACGCAACGGCGCTATCCAAGCAAGGTTTTAGTCAAACGTTTGTTGAACAGGTTGTCGCTCAGGGAACTGATGTTGGTAACAAACTGGCTGAAGAGATCCTCAAAGCAACGCCTGAAACAGTCAATCAATTACAATCATTGTTTACTGAGATCCAAGATACCTCTGCTCATGGCGTAGATCTTCTCGCTACAACTATGTACGAAAAACTAGGTTTGGCTACCGAAGAACTCAAAAAGAATTATGAGCAAGTAGGTGTAGATCTCAATACGAGTCTTGCTCAATACGCTGCTGACTTTGCTGAAGCAACTGCTCAGGTTAAGGCGGATCTTGTTGAAACACTTGCTGGACTACAAAAAGATTTGAACAAAGATCTAGCAGAGATGCAAGATTCGTTCCATGTTGCTATGGCTGAGATTAACAGAGACATACAAGAAGTAATTGCTTCAATAAACACACTTCTTGCTCTCATGGCTTCACTAGGAACTGGCGGTAAGACAGGCGGTGGCGGTGGAGCAATCAAGGCTAATTCTTCAAACGTAGTCAGCGCTAACTTCAACCCAGGAACTTTCAGAATGGGCGAAGCCAAGTCTATGATCAACGTAAACATTTCAAACACAAACACTCAGAGTGACGCTAAAACTGCTGCTACGGTTCTCACTGCGATTAGATACGGTCAAGTGGTTGAGATTGGACAAGGTACGCGCTAATGCCAATTACAACCTTGTATCAATTCTCTTTCAATGGACAAACCTTTGGTGGCGGTACATCTCCTTATCAAATTCTTTCTGTGGACGGGCTTGAAGGACTTCCTATAATCCGCAATCAGGACGACAACCGTGGTTACGCAGACGGCATGTTCTCAGGTAGAGACTTTTTGGGCGGACGCACTATCAGCATCATCTTCAATACGTTTGCTTCAACAGGCGCTTCAGCGCAAGTCAACTTCAACACTATTCAACAGTATCTTTTACCTCAGACGTCAGGAACAACGCCACTTTACTTCAGACTGTCCAACGCTGCTGGCGAGCAATTCGTCAATGCGCGTGTTCGTACTTTGCGGACAACAGTAGATCCTAACTACACCTACGGATACATTACATCTCAGGTTGAGTTTTTCTGTCCCGATCCAAACTACTACGACAGCACCCTCAATACGGCGTCAATGTCGCTTGGCGGTGGCTTGGGACGTGTCTACAACCGTACCTACAATTTGGTTTACTTAACAGGCTCAGCGCCTTTCACAACGGTTCTCAATAGCGGTTGGGCGACCACTTATCCAACCATTACCTTCAATGGTCCGATCACCAACCCTGTTTTCGGTAACTACACAGAAGCCAAGTACATGTTTCTTAACGGATCTTTTGCTGATACAGATGTTGTTGTAATTGACCTATACAATAAGTTGATTACGCTCAACGGAACGCCAGCAAGAAACCTACTGTTAGGTAACTCAGTTTGGTTTGACGCACAAGCAGGATCCAACCAATTCTACTATTATGGAACAGGTACACTAGCGGGTACTACCGCCGCATCAGTTTCATGGTACAGCGCTTACATTTAGGAGTGAAATGGCACTAAGAACACCACCCAGTTGGCTCCAAAACGGAAGTCACCCAGCGGAAAACGATCGTTTATCAGTTCAAGCAATATGGGCGCAGACTGGCGTTCGTCGCACAGGTGATTTAGCGGTAACTCAGAATTCTCCTACTGGTATGTCGGTGCTTATTGCCGCTGGTTGGGCTGCGATTGTTGGAACAACTCAATCTAACATGGGTGTTTACACTGTATACAACGACGCTTCACAAGTAGGTACAATCACTGCTGCTAACGCAACACTTCCTAGAATTGACCGCGTTTGCTTAACGGTAAATGACTCAGCCTATACAGGATCAACAAACAATGTAGTGGTCAATGTTGTTGCCGGAACTGCTGCAGCGTCTCCCTCAGCGCCAGCCACGCCTGCTAACTCAATCTCTTTAGCAACTGTCGCTGTTGCCGCTGGAGCAACAACGATCCTCAATGCCAACATTACAGATACTCGCGTAAGAACAGATATTGACGAAATTGTATTTTCGTCTAGCACTACAAGCACCGTCCCTGTTCGTATCCAATTAAACGCTGGACAAACAGGTAACGCACTTCAGATCGTAAACAGCGCTGGAACAGTCCTGAACGGATTTGATAGTAGTGGTAACCTTCTCACAGGTGGCATAGATGCCGCCTCATTGGAATACGAATTTATTATGGGAGCGTACTAATGGCAACTAATACCCCTGCGGTGTTCTTTCGCGGAAACCCTGCTTACGGAGCAACAAATGTTCAGCGCACAGTTACCACTGCCGCTCTCACATCTAACCTTGTTACTTTAACTTTTGGTTCTAACCACGGACTTTCACAAGTAGGAACGCTTATCTCAGTTCAAGGCGTTGGAACTGCTTATGACGGATTATTCCCTGTAAACTCTTTTGCTGGTTTGAACACCTGCACTTATGTAGTTACAAACGCAAACATTGGTTCAGCCGCAGTAACGCCTAACGGTTCAGCAATTTTTAACACAGGCGTAACTATTGGTGGAACAATCTCAAATGTGGCGGTAGTGGCTAATACAGCAATTATTACAACAGGATCTGTTCATGGTTTAGCAATTGGCGACATTGTGCGCGTCAATGTTGGTCAAGCGGCAACAGACGGAACTTATGTAGTTAACGCAGTACCTTCAACAACAATATTTACTTATACATCAGCAACAACAACTCTTGCTTCAACTGCAATTACACAGGGCGCATTTTGTAAGTATCCTGATAACTACACACTTGCCGCTTCAACAAACGGTATTGTGACTAACGCGGTGTTTGCTAATCCAACTGCTAATACGGCGCAAGTAAACATGACTATTAACGGTATCGCTGTTGCAAAACAACTTGCTATTGCGGCTAACTCATCAACATTTTTAGACATTAAACAGTATTTTGCTACAACGCAAAAGATTTCAGTAGGTACTTCAATTCCTCAGATTGACTGCCAAGTATCAGGCATTACGATTGTTTAAGGAAGGCTAAATAATGGGAATTACATCTTTGCCCTCTGGTATTTCAAATCCTTTAGCAACCAAAACTTGGTATGCGTACACTTCAAAAACAAATAACGCTGCCGCTTCTAATTTTGGGCAAGCAACAAAAATGGCTTTTGGTAATGGAACTTACGCTTTTTGTACATCTAGTGGATATGTTTTTTCTTCACTTGACGGCAAAACTTGGAACCAAACAAGAGTAACAACCAACAGTTTATACGGAATTGCTTTTGGAAATGGAGCGTGGGTTGTTGTCGGTCAAGGCAACACTTGTTTTAGCGCAACAAATCCTGCTGGAAGTTGGACAGCAAGAACAAGTCAAGTAAATGGTACTAGAACATTATTTGATGTGGCTTGGATACCAAACTGGAATTTATTTGTTCTTGCAGGTGGAACTGACGCTGCTGCTTGGAACATGATTTCTACTTCTCCTGATGGAACAACTTGGACTGCTCGCGCTGCAATGCCGGGAAGCGCTTCTGCTGACGCAACAAACATTGCTTGGGACGGAGCAAGTACCGTTGTAATAGGCGAAAATGGAACTGTTGCAACACAAGGGTGGTCAAGCACTAACGGAACAAGTTGGACACGAATAGATATAAATGGCGGTGTTACTATAGCCGGTAATGGTCCAATTACTTACTATGGTGGGGCGTATGGAAAATTTATTACTGATGTTGGTAGAAATCAAACACCTGCTTCTGTAACAACTGCTTGGTCTTTATCAAATCAGTTATCAACTTATCAAGCAGTTAGTCCTAACACGCAGGGTCAAACAGGTATACAATGGAAAGGTTGGCAACCTTATTTTGATACAAGTCGCAATTATTGTTATCAACTTGTACAAACAGGCGCTCTTTCATCAAATCAAAACGCTATATCAGCGTTATACACATACGATACTAGCGTTATTTTTACAGACAATACATCGTCACCTTCGGTTTCTTTTCCTGTCATTAAAACTGAGATTATGCCAATGTCGGGCGCTCAACAATACGGCAATAGTAACTTTCAAAATAATTTTTATGCTTTCTTAAACAATCAACATTTTTACATTTCTTCTCAACGCACAGCGTTGCCAGTCATTAATACAACGATTGTATAAAAGGAGAAACAAGTGACTCATAGATACATAGTAAATGACGATAAGGTTGTTATTTTTTACAATGATGATAAAGAGGTTGGTCAAGTTGGTCCATGGGAAACAAAAAAAGAAGCCTTAGCCTACGCAGAGATGACACTTGTTAGTTATAACGACCCTAAGAAAAACCCAAACAATGTCAATTACCCAACATTGTGGGATAAAGAAAAAAAGACAAATAGCGGTTTAGTTATTCCTGAATAATTATGGCTTTGTATTTATCGGCAATCCCTACTTGCCAATTCTGCGACTCTACGGCTAAATACGAAGCCATAAGCACAGACCCAAGCACAATCCATAATTGGGTTTACACTTGCCAAGAACATCTAGGCGCTAAAACAATAAGCGACATAGGTGAAGGTGCTGGTAGATTAGTCCTATTGGCTGAGTAAGGAGAAGGCATGGCTACCACTTATCGGTACATATTTGCGGATCTCTTGACCAACACGACTCTAGGTGAATTACCGATCACGGGTGTTTCTTTCAATCAGCAACTCAATCAAGCGGGTACATTACAGGCGCACATCCTTTTGTCGGGCATTAACTCGTATCAATACAACGTAGACGCTTCTACAGTTCCCGCCAAAACAGCCATTTATGTAGATCGCAACGGAACCATTGTTTGGGGCGGCATTATTTGGGGGCGCGAGTACAACAGTTCAACTCAGACACTTTCTATTTCAGCGCGTGAATTTGAGTCTTACTTTGAGCGTAGACGTATCACGACCGATACGGTGTTCAATAGCGTAGATCAAATGACGATTGCTCAAACGTTGTTCAACACTGCTCAGGCTGCACCCTACGGAAACATAGGCGTTATTGTTCCAAGCAACACATCAGGTGTATTAACCTCACGTACTTACTACGGATACGAATTGAAGCAGGTGTACGCTGCCGCTCAGGATCTATCGCGTCAATTAAACGGGTTTGACTTTAACATCAAGGCATCTTATTCAAGTGGCGACATTATCAAAACACTTCAAATGGGCTACCCGCGCATTGGGACTGTGTATTCAGTAAACAATCCAAATGCGTATGTGTTCAACTTCCCTGCTGGCAACATCGTTGAATACGCTTATCCTGAAGACGGATCTATTGCTGCTAACACAATCTACGGATTGGGAGCAGGATCTAACGAAGGTAAACTGCTTGCAACAGCGTCAGACGCAACCAAATTTGCTACTGGCTGGGCGCTTCTAGAAGATCAGGCTAACTACTCTGACGTAACAGATCCAACGCAATTATCTCAACTCACTCAGGGTCAAGTCAGCGCTTTCTCTTATCCGCCAACCACAGTCAAGGTTGTTGTTCCTGCTTACGTTGATCCTGTTTTTGGAACGTATCAAATAGGTGACGACGCAAGATTAATGATTACTGATAGCCGATTCCCGACAGGCTTGGACGCAATTTATCGCATTGTTGGACTCAACGTTCAACCAGGTGAGGATTCTCCTGAGCGCGTTACAATTACACTCACCAATACGAGTAACTAGGATCTTATGGCTTACATCAATCAACCACCCGATCTGCGAGCAATACAAGCAGACATTGAAACACGCCTTCGCAAATTAGAGACTGCTCAACGTTTCACATCTCCTGCTGTGACCACCGATCCGACATACCCGCGCACTGGGGATCTTTGGTACAACTCAGCGTCAAACAAACTCAAAGCATTGTTGTCTACAACAGTTGAACTAGTCACGTCAGGCGTTACTAATACATTTACAGCACTTCAGACTTTTGCGGCTGGACTCACTGTATCTGTCGGTAATTTGATTGTGACTTTGGGTAATTTAACCGTATCCGCTGGAAGCATTTCTGCTGGAACAACCGTGACTGCTGGAACAGGCATTACTGCGACAACAGGTAACATCACGGCTACCGCAGGAACAATCTCAGGTACTGGACTTTCTATTACAGGCGGATCTACGCTCACAACGTCATTGAACCTCAATTCATTTTCAACAGCATTGACTGTCGGAGCAGCGGGAACAGCGACAACACCACCATTGCCTGTCGGTTATGTAACTATTCAAATTTCAGGCACAAACTATAAAATTCCATACTACAATGTGTAACAATTAACAAAGAGATTCGGACAACAATGACATGACACCTGAGCAGTGGGTAGGTTTTTGCGTAGGAGTAACAACGCTGATTGGCGCAGTTGCTTTGGGAGTGCGTCATTTGGTCAAGTATTACCTTGCTGAACTTAAACCAAACTCAGGATCTAGCATGAGAGATGAACAGACGCGTCAAGGTCAGATGATCCAAAAACTAGAATCGCGCGTAGATGAGATTTATAGACTGTTAGTGGAGAAGGCATGATTGTTATTGACGCAGCCAAGAGTCAGATTGGCTATCAGGAGACAGGCAACAACGACACAAAGTACGGCAAGTGGTACGGGCTGAACAATCAGCCTTGGTGCGCCATGTTTGTATCTTGGTGTTTCAATGAAGCCAAACTCTCTCATCTAATTGAAGCGCAGACCAAGAAGGGTTTTGCTTCATGCGACGCAGGACTGAAATGGTTTAGCAAGAAGGGCAAGATTGTTCCTGTTGGTCAGGCTAAAGCAGGGGACATAGTTTTCTTTCAATTTGATACCGACGCACAGGCAGACCATGTCGGGATCGTCGTCAAGAATGACGGCAAGAAGTACCTATGGTGCATTGAAGGCAACACTTCAGGAGATACCAAAGGGTCACAGTCAAACGGGGACGGCGTTTACTTGAAGAAGCGCGCCTACTCATTAGTCATGGGCGTAGCACGTCCAAATGGAGAGAAATGAACAAACAACTCAAAGCAGCGCTTGCTTCATACGCACGATCAGCAGCAGTGGCGGTATTGGTAGCAATCTCAATGGGCAAAACAGATGTGAAAGAACTACTTGTAGCAGCAGCGATCGCGGTTGCCGCACCACTATCAAGAGCATTGAATCCAAACGATCCAGCATTTGGAGTATTCACTGCTGAGATAGATAAGTTGGCTAAACCAACAAAGAAGGCTGCACCTAAAAAGAAGTAATAAAAATAAGATCTAACCGTCAGCGTGTCGTGCGTTGGCGGTTGTTTCTTTTTGCGTTACTCTTTTCTCAGGAGGCAACCCCATGTCATTAAAAGATCGCTTAACAGAAGCAACACAGCCGCAACCTTGCGCATACATGATCACAGTCAATTCAATGCCGGAAGAAGATCAAAAGATTCTTGCTGAGGCTTGGACAAAGGGAATATCTCAAAGAACTATACTGCGAGCGCTGAGAGCAGAAGGATACAAAACCAGTAATGAAGCAATCTTGGCTCATAGAACTGGCGCGTGTAAATGCGCAAAGTAAATGACGTACTAGAGGACAGAGAATTAGAGTATGGATCAGCGCTTAAGAACTTTACGCAGGTGGGTAGGGGTTGGGGCGCACTTTTGGGTATTGACGACATTCCTGCTTGGAAGGTTGCATTGATGATGGATTTCTTCAAGTCAATACGTTGTTCAGTCAATCCACAGCATGAGGATAGTTGGGTGGATAAACAAGGGTACGTTCAACACGGATTAGAGATTGCGTTAACTGATGAGTCTTGATGAGCAATTTAAGAACATGCCGCCTGAGATTGAAAGTCAGGACGTAAAAGAACTGCGCTCAGCGCTTATGCGTATACAAAAACAATTGCGTCAAGCAAAAGAGCGCACACAAGATCTAGTTGAAGCAACACATCAGGCTGCGTATGACGCAATGCTCACAATGGGAAAGATCCTACCTGTTGCTGAACCTGTTATTGATAAGAGAAAAGCAAAAGGCGAAGTTGCTTTGTGGCACATGACGGATTGGCAAGGCGCAAAACGAACCACGTCGTACAACAGTGAGATTATGCGTGAACGCGTATTGAGTTTCTGCCAAAAGGCAACACGCATCACGGAGATCCAAAGAGCAGATCATCCAGTAAAAGAAGTGACCATTTGTTTTGGTGGCGACATGGTTGAAGGTTTATTCAACTTCCCTACGCAAGCATTTGAAGTAGACGCGACGTTGTTTGAACAGTATGTGAACGTATCTAGATTATGCGTAGATGTTGTACGTCATGCGTTGGCTAACTATGAGAAAGTAACTGTAATTGCAGAGTGGGGAAATCACGGGCGGATTGGATCAAAGCGCGACAATGTACCGCGCTCAGACAACTTTGACCGTATGTGCTATGAACTTGCCCGTCAGTTGCTTCAAGGGGAGAAACGACTGACGTGGCAAGATTGTCCTGAAGACATACAGCGTGTTGAAATTGGGAACTATCGCGCCTTGCTTATTCATGGAGATGAGGTAGGCAGAAACGGATTTGCTTCACCAGGTGCGATTGTTCAACACGCTAACAAGTGGCGCTCAGGTTCGTATCCTTGGGAATTCAGAGATGTGTACATTGGTCACTATCACACTCACAGCGAGTGGGCTATGGCTAACGGACAAGGATCTGTTTACCAAACAGGATCTACTGAGTCAGACAACAGATACGCAGGAGTAATGTTGGCTGCGAGCGCCACACCTTCACAAAGATTGCACTTCATTGATCCAGTCAAGGGACGTGTCACCGCAGTGTATAAAGTGTGGCTTGACTAAAACCCAAAAAAATTATCCAAATTTATGGCGAGTCGCGTAAAACGTAAACAAAGAATTGTTGTTTTCAAAAAGTCGTAGAAACCCAATAGTCTAAAATAGTCCTAGATCCTGAAATTCAGGACTAGGAAGGCAAACATGGAACGACACATCTTATGGTGCATGAGTTCAACATCGTTGAATCGCAAACTACCTAAAGAGGACTATCAATTAGCACTCCAAACACGCAAACAATTCCGGAACTGGATTAAGCGAAAAGGCTACGGCGTTGAGTGTCGTGGAGATAAATCAGAGCAGTTGATCCCTGGGTTCAGCATGTCATTTCATTTCAAGTGCGGTTGCGACGATCTTGGACTGTTGTATCGCAAGCCATTTGGAGAAGTGATCAAACAATGGGCTGAAGAAGTCGCAACAAGAAAAGAATTAGAAGTGCAGGCTGAACACGCACTGAGGTTGTATCAACGGATTAAGTCTCAGGAAGTGCCATACAGCAAAACAAACAGCAAGGCGGTTACGGCAAGGTATAGAAAGTATCGCCAACAGTGGCTGGATCTAATTGCAGCCCACTCATTGATACACCAGTAGGCTTAAAGCCCGTAGGAAGTGTCTCCTGCGGGTTTTTTGCTGTGTCTAAATCCTGAGTCAATCACAGCGTCAACTGCTTCATCAATAGTACGACTGTGTTCAGCAGAGCAGTTACCGCAGGATAGGCACATCAGTCTTCATCATCATCTTCACCGTCAAAGATAAACGGATCAACAGCGCGAATGTCCATGCCGATCTCTTTGCAGTGGTCAATGGCTAATTTGAAAATGTCTAAAGCGCGGTTGCTGAGATCTGAAATTTGGTCAGGGTAAGAAGACTCATGCTCAACTTCAACAAACAGTTGATGCAGGCTTATGACAATCCTGCCGCTTGGTGGGTAATCGGGAGACTTGGACATGCCCCTAGTTTGGCACTGGTTACAAAAAATTTCACGCGACGCGCCAAGGGTCAATCCCGCGTTTCTTGTAATCCATAGGGGATACTTTAGGAGACAGGGCAAAAAATGCCCCCCAAAGGAAGGAAGGCAATATGGCTAAGTTTGATCTTAGCGATTACGAGACGGTAGAGCAGCGCCTCACCCGTTTCTGGAAGGCTCACGCAGACGGCAGGGTTCTCACGGATCTTGTTTTTCATGATGAGCGTAGGTTCATCGTCAAGGCTGAGATTTATTTTGACCGCGATGATGTGACGCCTGTAGCAAGCGGATACGCAGAAGAGATTGTAGGCGCATCTCCCGTCAACAGAACATCAGCGCTTGAAAATGGAGAAACTTCCGCAATTGGTCGCGCCTTAGCGAACTGCGGTTTTGCTTCAGAAGGCAAGCGACCAAGCAGGACTGAAATGGAGAAGGTTGAGCGTTACAGCAAAGAGCCACGCATGTCTCCAACCAAGCCTAAGACTTACACTGAGTCAGAGGTCAAAGAAGCAGAAGACATTATGACGTTGCTACCTACTGTGACGGACATTGGCGTGCTACGCGATCTGTTTCAGATTCACGCTGGCGTGTTGGATCTACCTCTTAACGGAACGACACTCAAAGATCTATTCAACACCCGCGCTCAGGAATTGAAAAATGACTAACGTTGAATTTCAACTACCGCTTACTCCATACGGCGGAACAATGGGTTGGGACGGATCAGGCGCAACAGGCTTGAATCAACGCATTTCATACAACCATGTTGCACATCAAGGTGAACGTGGATTGACTTGGTACGAACTATCAGAGATAACTAACTGGCATCACGGTACATCTTCAGGTCAGTTGTCTGTGTTGGACAAACTAGGCTTGGTCAAGCGCCTCAAAGAACGTCGCAATAGATCATCTGTGTACGTTCTACCTCAATACGTCAACGGCAGAGAAGTCGTCAAGCGCAAGAAGAAAAAACTGACGCTCACGATAGATCTTGCTGAGGGTGTAGATCGCCAAACCATTATTGACTATCTCAACATTGTTGCCTTGTGCAAACTTGAAGAGGACAACCATGAAGTAATTGGTTGGAAGTGGTCATGAACAAACTACAACTCATAAGCAAGATTTCGCAGGTCAATTCTGCGCTCAACAGTAACGATTACGGTCAACTAGCAATCGCGTTAGGTATGACCAAAGAAATGGTTGAAGAAATGTCACTACAAGACATTATGGAAGCCATGACTGTACGTTTATCCGATCTCAACAGAGAACTAGAGAAGGCAATGAAAAATGAGTAATCAAAAGAAATTCAAAGCACCGCAGGGTTGGGTGACGGCAGTTCACATCAACGCTATTGGTATTACTGAGACAGCCAAGCGTTTAGGCATTGAACCTAGCAAATTGGCTCAGGCGTTGGAAGAAAGCGGATTTCAAATGCTTCCTGATCCAATGGACATTAGCGCAGACACCGCAAAGGTGATGCGTATTGAAGAAGGCAAACAAGGAGCAAGATTGGAGGCAGTGCCTGATGAGTCAAATAGTGACGCCACAAATGATAGAACAACGTCTGCGTGATCTCTCAAAAGAGGTAGATCAGTCTCACAAGGATCTTGCTGAGGCAGAGCAGTTGTATTACACAACCAAAGCCAAGTATGAATTAGCGCTGGCTCACGGTAGGTTGTCTTTGTCGGGCAAACAAGAAACAAAACTCACTGTGTCGGATAAGGCAGACATGGCGTTGATCTCAGCAGAAGAACTACACATGAAAATGGCTGTCGCTGAGGCGGTTGTACGGGCAGCAAGATCTAACGCTTCTCGTATTCGCACCCAAGTGGACATTGCTAGATCGGTTGGTACTTCAGTCCGAACAAGCATGGAGTTATCATGATTGGAATACGCAACCCGTTTTATCGTAAAAAGAAAAATACAGTATGGGTTACTTGCGAACACTGCTCAGCATCTTTTGTAGTGTTTAAAGAAAACATACGCGCAGTGAATTATTGCAGGATGTGTTCATGACCGAGCAAAACGACAGATTCACTATCACACCATTAGGACAATCAGTTTTCTTTGCTTATGTAGACGCATACGCAAAAAAACACAACATCACGCGCGATGAAGCGGTAACAAGATTAAGCAAGGGAGACGGTGGGGTGTTTGACGATGAGTGAAGGTACATGTAGCACTTGCGGATCAAGGTGCGAAGTTTGCGAATTGGTTCAGGAAGCAAATGAGGAGACCAGTGATTGATCTTAACGAAATGCTGGTCAAGTCTCTCAACGCATTTGACGCTAGTAGATCGCGCTCGCAACAGGTTGAAGTTGGACCAAGCAGCATTGGTGGTTGTCGCAGACAGGTGTGGCATGAGTTAAAGCAGACACCTGAAACCAATCACAACACTGAGTCACTTGCAGCAATCTTGGGTACGTTTATTCACTCAGGTATTGAAAAGTCAATTAGGCGCGAAGATCCATTTGGCGATAACTTCATCATTGAAGGTGAGTTCAAGGCTGGGGATCTGAAAGGTCACGTTGACTTATTTATCAAGGACATTGGGCTGGTTGTAGATTGGAAGACAACAAAGGTCAAGTCATTGCGATACTTCCCGTCAAAACAACAACGCTGGCAGGTTCAGATCTACGGCTGGTTGCTTGAACAAAATGGTCACAAGGTCAATGAGGTTGCGCTTGTCGCGATCCCGCGTGACGGCGAAATGGCGGACATACGTGTGCATAAAGAAAAATACGACGCGCCAACGGCGGAAGCGGGGATTGCTTGGCTGGAGGAAATAAAATTACTCATAACCAATGACCAACCTGCACCCGATCCTGAGGAGTCATTGTTTTTCTGCACCAAGTATTGTTCTTATTATGATCAGACAGGAGAAGTTGGTTGCCCAAGTACGAAGAAATAAATTGGGACATCGCTGAGTGTCGCGGTATGTACACCGATCTGTTCTACCGCGTTGAAGAAGAGCGCAGCGCTGACGCATACACATACATCAATGCAGTCAGGAGTGTATGCGCGCGCTGTCCTCTTTGGGAGAAGTGTTTTCAATACGCATACGAGAATGAAAGATACGGCGTTTGGGGCGGTATGACCTCTCTTGAACGCGCATCATTTCATGCACCTGACCGTTATCCAACCCAAAAGCAAAGAGCATTGAAGGCGCTTCTTGATTACGGGATCACCCTCACGCAGATAAGGAAAGCAATTGAGCATAAGACTCATGTCGGAAATTTGGCTCACAAAACTGCCACTGACTGAAAAAATGGTTTTGTTGGTTATCGCTGACCATGCTAACGACGAAGGCACTGAGGCTTGGCCATCACAGGCGACCATAGCCAACAAGGCGAGCATTAGCATTCGCACGGTTCAGAGATCGGTCAACTCATTGGTTGAGAAGGGTTACATTTGGATGCAGAAAGGCGCTGGCGGATCTGCGACCTGTCGTGACGATCGGAGACCTCATCGGTACACGATCAACCTTGCCACCCTACGGGGCGACGTTGCGACCACCCGTAAGAGACGGGGCGACGCTGACGACGTTGACGGGGCGACTCTTACGCCTTCTACGGGGCGACTCTCGCGACCTATGAACCTTCCTTTAGAAACACCCTTAGAACCACCCGTTGTCGCCAACACTGCATTTGATTTGTTTTGGAAGATCTATCCATTGAAGGTTGGAAAAGCAGCAGCAAAGAAGGCTTGGGATAAGGCAGTCATGGAAGCAGATCAGGATGCGATTATCGTTGGAGCGACGCAGTATGCGCGAGATCCTAATCGTCACCCTTCATACACTGCTCACCCGTCCACTTGGTTGAACGCTGGACGCTGGAGTGACGATCCGCTACCTCAGCGAGAACTCACAGTTGAGGAGAAGCGCGCTCAGGAAGTTGAGTCAGCACGGCTCAAGTCTGAGCGTGATCGCAAGGCGACTGAGGCTTGGTTTGCCGAGCAAGAAGCATTGAAGCAGAAGGCTGTCCCTATGCCGGACGCGATTAAGCAGTTACTACGCAAGCGAATTTCTAATTAGCAATGAGAATGAGCAGCAGGAAGATCGCCGACAGGTCAGCGCGAATAATTCTAGAAGCGCAGGCGGACACGGACGATTGGATTGCTGAAATGGAGCAGATCTATCTTGACCGACACGAAAGCCTAGTAAGGCTGATGCAAGCGCCTGAAGGGGCTGGAGAGAGGTGTAAAAGGCGCACCAGTGAGTCGGAGTTGGACGTAGATGCACACGCCTTAAAACAGCACTCAGAGGCTTATTTTGGTGGCGCAGATCACCTGTAACCATTACACTTATTGTAACCATTACAGTTAGGAAGAAGCGATTGACCAAGACAACCGTAATTCAACCAATTCATCTACAAATGGGTGATCATGTTGTAATTAACAATCAAGAACTCACAGTGAAGTTTGTTGACGCACCTGATCGTCTAGGTACTTGCGATTTATACGGAGTAGATCAGCAGGGACGCGACCAACACGCAATTGTTACGGGGCTGGTTACAATAGTTGTGTGATCCGATTTAGAGTAGACGGTAAACCCGTACCACAAGGGTCAATGTCTGCTGTCAATGGACACATATTTCACTCGCAAGGATCGGCGCTTGCTTCATGGCGGGCAGCGATTGCGATTGCCGCACGTCACGCGGGAGCAAAGCCTTCTATTCAACCAATAGCAATGACTATGGTGTTTGTATTTCAAAAGCCAAAAACAGTTACACGTTATGAACCAACAGTGCCTCCCGATCTAGATAAGTTGATACGCGCAGTGTTAGACGGATTGACCGCTGTTGCTTACAAAGATGATGCGCAAGTTACAGAAATCAAGGCTGTGAAGATCTACGGCGAACGACCTGGTGTTGAAGTGCAGGTTGTAGAAAAAAACATTTGAAAAAAAATTAAAAAAACTTTGGCGCGCCTCTAGACTTTTCACAAAACTTCACCGAAGATTTAGTTATTGAGATCAGAGAGATCTCGTAAACTATCGGAGGTAAAAGTGAAACTAGGTCAAAAAAACCCACTAGATACAAGCGTTTATAGCGATCAAATGCAACATCAGATCGTTACCTGCTACAACTGTCAAGAAAAGTTTTTTCAAGTTGTGTTTGCAGTTAAGTCAATCAACTTCTGCCCAATGTGCTGGAGCAAGTAATCATGACTACACCAATGACCAAAGTCGCACTAGAAGATTGGAAGCGCGACGTCAAGCGCCAAATTAGAGAAATTGAAGCAGCAGTTGACCGCAAGGATTGGGACTTTCTAGATGAGTTAGCCAATCAATTTTCAGCCACAGGTTTAGATCTACACAGCGAAAGCAGAGAGGCAAAGTAACCATGACATCAGTAACTATTAACTCAGTAGAAGGTCGCACGATCCCTACGCCAACAAGCGTGGGCAACATGGACTGGTTTGAAACATACAAGTACATTACTGCTGCC